CCTCTCGTCGAAAGCCGACAACAAAGAAGATGCCGCCGAGGAGATCATCGGGCAGATCCGAGACCTCAATGAGGTGGAACCGGCGAAGATCAACGCCCAACCGGTGCGCTCGAACGGTCTCCACAATTGGCGTGAGGTCTTCGGCATACTGGACGCGAACTCCGACAATGGTGACAAGCAGGTCTCCTCCGCCAAAACGGCAGCCCGGCGCGTCCTGAGAGGCATTGGCGACACTGAGGAGGATTACCCCCATCAGGCGACGAAGGATCGGATCGACACATGGTTCGAGTCTGAGGTGAAGCGCGGTAAGAATGTCGAGGACAAGTTGGTGATCAAGAAGAAGTTGAACAAGTCCATCGCCCAGGTGCGGTACGGTGTGTTCAAGAAGAACATGATGAAATACTTCAACCTCGGCCCAGCGTTTGACCTGAACACGATAAAAATCCTCAAGTTTAAGCCGGTGAAGTATCGCCGCCCAACCGATGACCGGCATGAGCGGGCCGACCGGCACTTCCGTGAGGTGGTCAAGCTCGAGAACCCGCTGATATTCGCATTCTACCAAGTGATGCGGATCTCCGCCCAACGGAACGTCGAGGTGGGCTACCTCAAGCGGGCCAATTTGCTGGAGGACGGCATCCTCAACGACCGTCTGGTGCCTCGCAAGAACGAGGTTGAGCGGGAGATTCCGTACCCGAATGGGTTCACCGAGGAAGATCGGCAGTTTCTGCTGAACCTCAATCCAGGCGGCGAGTACGTCCTGCCGGGAACCGACTGGGATCGGCAGCACGGTTACTCCAAAAAATTGAATGACCTCCTCCGCCCATTCGAGTTCACGGCATACCAACTCCGCAAAGAGTGGGCGTGCCAGTTGTTAAACGAGCAGAATGTGCCGGTGCATATCGTCGCTGAGATGATGGGTAACACCGTTCAGGTTTTACTCGATTACTACGTTGCCGTGAAGAAAACCAAGTTTAGTTTACAGTTAGGATAATCTTTTTGAAAAACAGTTTGACAGCGTGTACACAAGTGTTGACAGTGGGTGGCGTTACACCTACCTGTCTGGGGAAGCACTTGTGTGTTTTAAAGCAATGAACCCCCAAAAAAATGCCTAATCAGCGAGATCCGTCAAAGAAACAATTGACCGTCTGGCGACATGAAACCGATATGGACGTACTGAGAGAAGTAGCCCGGGAGAACGACATTTCGATGTCGGAACTGCTGGAGGTGCTGATCGAGGACTTCCAGGATAAACGGAAGCCAGACCAAAAGAAGTTTCTACGAAATAAACGAAAAGAATGATAACCGGGACAACGTATGTCCCACCCACCCCACTACATTAAATTTTTATGGAGACAAAATATGAAGCCTCGATGGCCCGGACACTCCGGGCAGAACAACACCAGAACACCGAAGATCATCATGAGGTGGGAAGAAAAACGCTGGTTAGCGTACAGTCCAATCACAACATATCTGAAGCATCAAGCGATGTCCGATCAAAAAAGCAAATAATTGTCGGTTCAGTTATCGGTTTAGTTTGCTGCATTGTAGTAATTGTTGGAACAAGCGTATTTCACTGGTATTTCGGTTATCCGTTTTCAAAAGCAAGTAAACATAGCGTCCGCGAATTAATTGCGATGGACGATCAAAATATTGCCATTCACGATGAAGATGTTAAGTCGAATCGAGATTTAGCTGATGACAATGCTGTTTTGCGGTCGCAAATCAAGTGGCTGTGGCACAGTCACAACGTGTTCAAAGCTGTATTGCTGAATGACGAATCGCGGTTATTGCGCGGCGGCGCGTGGGAATTTGCAAAAACGAACTGGCACCAAAACGAACTGGATTTCGTCACCCGCCATTTCGATAAAACGGCAAATGCGGAAGAGGTGTACAAAAACCGCGAAGCGCATCAGCAAAACAAACCTTTATTCATGTCCAGTATGCTTGGAAGCGGTCAGTAACGTGGGGAAAACGGATCAACAGCGATCCGTTTTTTTCACCCAGCGGTGTACGGTCACCGCTTTTTATTTTGAGAGAGGTGTACATACACTATTTAATGAAGAAAACAGAACGAAAGAAAAAATCATGTCATTACAAGCTATCACAGTGGCACCGGGACAGGCTCAAACGGTTAGCTCATACCGGGAGACGCACAATGACCTCAGTCATCGAGGAACTGATCGAGGACGCGAAGTGACGTACCCGGTGCCACTCTCATTTCGGGTTCTCCACGCGTTCTTCGTTGGAGGCGTGGTGACGATCATCGGTATGCTGATGCTGGGGTTATGAACTATCTCTCAACTCAAAGTGTGGCGGATCGGTTATCGATGTCTCCCAAGCAGATCAGGCGTTACCTCAAGTCCGGCAAGCTACCGTCGATCAAGATCGGCAAGCTTCGGCGGATCTCGGAGGCCGACCTGGAGAAGTTCCTCGATGACCGAAAACACCGGGGAGATGACTGGCAGTCGAGGAAGACGTTATCGGTGGCATAATGCTTTGGATGACTCCATCCCCCCGCTGCGCTGAATGCGGCGAACTCGACACGTCCGACGATTGTGTATGTTGCCGCGATTGCAACAGTTCACCGTGTGAGTGCGAGTGTGACGATTGTGGCGAGCTAATCGAAAGCATGTGTGCGTGTGGCGATGAAAAATGATGAACAGCAGAAACAAAGGAGCGAGAGGCGAACGTATGTGGCGAGATCAATTAAGAGCGGCGGGGTTCGAGGCGATCAGAGGCTGCCAGAACGCGGGGCGAGACGCGGGTGGTGGCGAGGCACCGGATATTATTTGTCCCGACCTGCCGAAGGTTCACCACGAAGTGAAGTTCGTCGAGAAACTCAATTTGCAGGATGCGATGAACCAGGCTGTGCGGGATGCCAAGCCGGGCCAGATCCCGATTGTCGCTCATAAGAGATCGAACTGCGATTGGAACGTGACCGTCCGGGCCGAGGATTGGTTCAAGATTTTAAAACAAACGGATTTGGTGTGCGGGACTTCATGATTGTTCCTTCACACCTGCCTGGGGGGTTTCATGGCTTTCTCCCCCCGGGCGAACTTTTTGCGGAGTACCGCACAATAAACAAAAACGAAAATGATAATACAAGAAACAAGCGGGGGCGAATTAGCCCCGAAGAAGGTGCAGAACGCAGTGTGTGTTGCGGTGATCGACGTGGGCGAGTCCTACGGAATTGAGCCTAACACTGTCGCTAAAGATGGGGCAATTGGGATGCGTTTGATCCCGCCACACGAAGACTACCCGGATCAAAACGGAATGGCGGCAGTTCGCTTTATATTCGAGTCGGAAATACTAAAGGACGACAACCAACCGTTTCGATTGACGTTCCAGGCCAACTGTACGATGAGCGATAAAGGCAACCTAAAGCCATTTCTAAACGGTTGGGGTGTCGATCTAGTCAGAACTAAAGCGGGTTTAGACGTGGTGGCATCCTGCGTTGGGAAAACGGCGATGATAAACGTTGTCCACAAAGTCAAAGGCGAATCAACCTATGCGAACGTCTCAACGGCAATGCCGAGTGATTCAGATCTCAAGCCGAGCGGTTCGTTTGATAAATCGGACTACATGAATTACTGCCTGACTCAATACCAGGAAAAAGAAGAGAAGAAGAGAAAAGAACAACTTAACAAGTGACATGATCATCCCCGAAGCCAAGAGAGTCACCTCCTCCGGTCAGCACTGGTACACGCTGACCGGGGAGGCGTGTCATGTTCAACCGGATGGTAAGAACACCACGATAAAACACGCTAGAAAACAGCGTTTAGTGCCATCGGTGAGCGGGATTCTCGGGGTGGTGGATCATTATCACCTCACGAAGTGGAAGTGCGACGAGATGGTGAAGAAGTGTATCGACAACCCGCACACCGCTGGCGAACCGGCCAGAGACTACATTGCCCGGATTCACGGTTACCGGAAGATCGATCAAAGCAAGATCTTAGACTTCGGTAACCGAGTCCACAAAGCCATCGAGGAACACAACCTCAACCGGTTCGATCAATCGAAAGACCCAGAAATCTGGCCTTGGCTGGAAACGTACATTCGCTGGGCAAACGAGCGCCTGGTGCGGGTGATAGCGGTCGAGAAAACGGTTGTGAGTAACCGTTGGGAGTTCGGGGGGACGATTGACTTGATAGCCGAGGTGAGAGGTATCCGGGGCAGAGTCATCATCGACTACAAAACTCAGGAGTACGCTGGGAAAAAGCCCGATTTCAGAGACACCTACGTCCATCAGTTGGCCGCCTACCGCAAAACGATGAGGCCGAATCCTATGTGTATAAGTCTGGTAATAAACCGGTCAACGCCACTCCCGGTAGCCGAGAAGATTTGGTCGCCGCTTGAACTCCAACGAGGTTGGCGACTGTTCCAAGCCGCGAATGCGTTGTGGCGTGAATCTAAAAAATATGAACTTACAGGAAAACGCGATAACGACTGATGAAGCGAAGCGATTGGGCGCGGTTCCACTCAGCCATCCATGCCGGGTGGGGAACAATCGAGTGAAAGATGAAACGTGGATAATCCGCAACATGATCGAAAACCTAGACCGAGGAAACATTGAGTGGGTGGTCGTTAAGGTGCGGCACCGAAACTCCGACTCAGTCGCTGATGCGCTAGAATTATGGAAGATGAAGTAAACGTCTCAATAAAAGAGTGGCCCGACAATCCTCCAGCCTCACTGCGACTATTGAAGTTATGGGCTGAGGCGGCGAGCGATTTCTGGGATAAACCTATAGAAGACTTGAAGTCTAAAAGGCGAACACTCGACTTGGTTTGGCCGAGATCGGTGTGCATGTCGTTGGCGAAAAACGGCGGATACACTTCCGCTATAATCGGAAAATTTTGGAACCGACAGCACAGCACAGTGCTTCACGCCGTGAAGCTGGTAACAAGCCTGAGAGATCACAATGAGACCTACGAATTGCAGTACAGGCAGTTTTTAGTTTTTGCTCAAAAGTACATCCAACGCAGAGACCGTAATTAACGTTAATCTGTAGAAAAGAATAAAAACTCCCGTAGCTAATCACTTGAACCCAACGACTTAAATGCATTCGGAACGTAACTATAAGTATATAAGCTTTAAGCTTATTAAGAGCTTAAAACTTATAACACCTCTTTCGTTAAACGTATTACCGTATAGGCCGGGAGGAATTAGATGAAGATTCTGTCATCACAGGAAACGTTTTCGCTGAAGAACCAACTCCAGGTCATCCGGGAACAGTTGGCGCAGATCGAGGAGCGCGGGGTTTACGATGTGGCGGGTAACACGGTGAAGCCGGGCGACCGGAGAGAGTACCGTGATCTGTTGAAGATGGAGAACCATGTCCGTCAACTCGCCGCCGGTATCGAACGACCGTCACCGCTGAAGGCGAAAGAACGCCCAGGCGTGGTGTTCAGAGAGCGGGCCAGCGACGAGCGTTGGGAGGAACTCGCTAAATTAGCGCATGAGGCGTTTAAAGATATACTGGGGTGTACTGACACCGCAACCGGGAAAGAATCGCCTGAAGACACCGTAACAGCGCAAGAAGCGTGTGGCGGGGGGAGAGGTTAGGTGGATGAATCTTGAGTACAGAACATTCGTGGAGGTTCAGGAGCAATTGGCGGCTTTCTTCGCTGATCCCGGGGATGAGGAACAAGCGGCACTCAAAGCGCGTGAGGATTACTACCGCAACTGGATTGCCGAGCGACCGAAACCGGAAACCCAGAAAACCCCGGAACCTGCGCCAATCGAGAAACCGAAGTATCGGAAACCCGACAGGTCGAAGTGGAAGAACAGTCCAAGAGGTGAGGAACTGCAAGAGATCCTGTCGCTGGTCAGCAAAAGCAAAGCGTTCAGTGCGGGTGATCTCCCATCGTACACCGTTGATGATCGTGTCATCGAGGCGGCGGAAGCGTGGCACGACAATCTGTGCATCGATGCGCGGGACATGGAGTGGGACGGTTACGAATGGATAGAATTATGATTTTGACGGTGGCAGCGAAACAACAACAAACAAAACCCGGCGGAATGAAAGGCCGCCATTTGTCTATTGGTTGGGAAGCTGGGCAAGAACCACCGTCAACCCCCGACCCGACTGATCGGTGTTCGGGGGAGAATTTAGCCAACCCAACCGGAGTGCCAAGCCCGCTCTCTTCAGGCGGCCATAGCGATAAAAACAATACTTCACACCCGGTGGTTGGTGATTATTTGACAGAACTGTTCCTATGTTGTCCACGCTTCATAGGCAACATAGGAAAACGAACAACGAACAAATCATGGCAGGAATAACGACAAGCGAATCAATGGCAGGCGAGCAACCGAAGGACGATAGTCTCGGTGGCCGGGTAGATGAACTTAACGCCGAGGTGGGTGAATTGAAGAAGCGGTTTGCGCTTCTTCGGTGTCACGTTATCGACACCGAGGAACGGAACAGCGAGGCAATCGAGGTTCTCAACGCAATCGATGATACGAGGGATGCACAACTGGAACTGAAAGTCGCTATAGCTAAAACGGAAGTTACCGACGAACTCAAAGCGTGGTTCGATCAGAAGGCGTTTGACGAACTTTTCACTGTCATCGGCAGGATTGATGCACTCGAAGAGAAGAACAGCGATGAATGAGTACAAGCTAACAACGACGATTGGCGACCACTTCGTCACTGCGTCCAGCCGGAAACACGCAGCAACCGTTGCCCAGGAAGATCGGAGGTTCGATGGGGCGCAGATTAAGAAGGTTACGCGACATAAACTCCGACACCGTGACGCTTGCAAGAATCAGAACAGAGACGGACTCAAGTGTATCCCGGGCAAGTTTCTTTCGTTTAATTCCGAGCAACTATGAATAAGAGTGAAATACACGATGGCAGGTAAACGCAAAACAACAGCCAAGAAGAAGTCCGTCCCGGTTCGGAAGAATGCGGTCAGCGAGGAAGTCAAAGAGTCGAAGCTCGATGCACTCCGCAATGCGCCTGTTCAGATGCCGAAGAGCGTCATGGAGGCCAGGCGTAAGCAAGCGAGTAAGCTAGGCACAGGCGAAATCACCGGAAGACCGACCGGATATATTCCCGAAACGATTGAGATGATGCTGAAGAACGTGAGGAGCGGATTACCGGTGCAACGTGCTGCCGTCATGGCGGGTGTCGGTAAATCAACGCTTTATCGTTGGGCGGAACAGTACTCTGACTTTCGAGATGCAATCGAACATGCAGAGTCTGAGTACCAAGCATTTGCGCTAGGAACAGTCAACGATGGTATCGCTAATGGTGACGGTCACCTGGCCATGAAGCTTCTCGGCGCACGGTTCGGCGATGAGTACGCAACCAGCAAGAAGGTCGATGTCCGTAACACGCATGTTCGCTCCTCGATCAGCGCGGATCTACTCAGTGGCTTGCAGACTGCGCGAGTTGAAACGGATGTAGTATCCGCCGTGAATCTTATTGAAACGGAGGAAGCAGACACATCATCCGAAGAGTTCACCCAACCGTCACCCGACAATGACGATTCCGCTGAAAAAGACCCGGGGGGCACCCAACCAACCCGGGGTACCAATCCCAACACCCCCCCCCGCTTAAAACAATCGCACACGGAGATTCCCGACACCCCGACAGACGTATCCTCGGACACTCGCCCAGACACCTCCGACAGCACGAATGATGCGGTTGACGGGGGTGCGGTGGGTGATATCAGCGATGAGTCGGACACCACGGCAGACGCATGAGACCCCACGAATTCCAACTACCGATAAGCGAATCCCCGGGCGCCGTTTACGAGATGGTCAACGAGTCGCGGGTCTTCTGCCCGGTATGCGGTGAGTGGTACCTGAGCGATGAGGTCGATTACAAA